TTACGCCGCGTCGCGCACCCGCATGATTGTCTGGCGGCTCGTGCCGAATTGTCGGGCAAGCGCGGCCACGCTCGCCCCCGCGTCCAGCTCGCGCAGCACGTCCGCCCGCTGTTCATCCGACAGAGCGGACGGCCGCCCCATCGCCTTGCCTTCCGCCTTAGCGCGAGCGATGCCGGCATGCGTTCGCTCGATCAGCAGATCGCGTTCGAACTCGGCCACCGCGTTCAACACCTGCATCGTCATCCGGCCGGCCGCGCTCGTCAGATCGACGCCGCCCAAGGCGAGACAATGAACCCGGATACCGCGCTCGGCCAAACCCTCGACCGTGGCTCGCACGTCCATTGCATTGCGGCCGAGCCGATCGAGCTTCGTCACGATCAGTACATCGCCTTCTTCCATCCGGTCAAGTAACTTTGCGAAGCCCGGCCGCTGATCGGCGCTCACGCTCCCTGAGATGCTTTCCGACACGACGCGGCGCTTGTCGACCGAGAAGCCGGCCGCCTCGATCTCGCGTAACTGGTTCGCGGTGGTCTGGTCGGACGTGCTGACGCGGGCATAAGCAAAGGTTCGGGACATATCGGGCACTCAATCTGTACGAAATAGATGTCCGAATATAAACGCCTGTCCAAAATGCTTCAACCCTTATTTTCGGACAGGGCGGAAAGGGGATGTTCGAAAGGGATCCTCTCCGCCATACAAAAGAAGAATTTCGATTTTGGTTGCAATGTCGAAATTATTCGTAAGGAAACGCCAGATTCTGTGGAAGAATCTGGCGTTTTTTTACATCCAATGAGAATCGGTTACGCCAGAGTTTCCACACAAGAACAGGAAACGCGCGCGCAGATCGACGCATTGACGAAGGCCGGCGTCGATGCAGTCCACGAAGAAAAGCGATCAGGTGCAAGCCTGTGCCGACCAGTCCTAGACAAACTCCTCCGAAACCTCAAGCGCGGCGATGTCCTAGTCGTCTACAAGCTCGACCGAATTGCGCGATCGCTCAAGCACCTTCTCAGCATCATCGATCGCTTGCAGGAGCGCGGAGCGGGCTTTGAGAGCCTTACCGAGCACATCGACACCAACACGCCAGCCGGGCGGCTGATGCTCCAGATGCTCGGCGCGTTTGCTGAATTCGAGCGGGAAATGATCCGCGAGCGGACGCGGAGCGGTATGCAAGCGGCCAAGAAGCGCGGCATCCGCCTAGGCCGACCGCGAGCGCTCAAGATCGAGGATGAGCGCCGCGTCGTGCGCCAATGGCACACCGGGCAATACACACTAGCCGCGCTCGCGCACGAATACGGCGTCCATCTATCGAGCATCAAGCGCGCGGTCTATCGCGCAGCCGAACAGGCCGAGCCGGCGCCAGCTCAGTAAAAGGCAGCTTTGCAGAGAGGGGAGGGGAGCATGCGGCACTGCCTACGCTCCCTCTCCCCCGTGATACCCGCTACTCGGTCCGGCGGGCCGCGCTGAGCCGCGCGACAACCGCCAAGACTCCGCATCAAAGCCGTCGCACTAAGTCTCTTCGAGAACCGCCGGACACTCCTGACGCTAGTCCCCCGACCCTTCGACGATTTGCGCGGCGACTGCTAAGGTTACTTCTCGACCGCAACGCTAGCCGGAGACGGAAGCGGAGCGGTGACGGGCCGAATGGGCTGGCCGTTATCGATGACATTGTCCATCGAGAAGAACGTGACCTGGCTGCCGGTGACCACATAAAACGACGCGTCAGAGGTACCTTGCCCAAAATGCAGCACGTATCCGCGGTTATCATAGCGGGTCCAGGTCTCGGTCGTCCCGGAGGCGACCGTGTAATTGCTTGCATTTCCGTTGTCGCTATCCCAGATGCTGAGTGACGCGGACAGAGCGCTTGTCGACTTGTTCGTAATCGAAATTTTATTACTAGCCATGATTTCACCTTTGTTTCTGGTTTGATTGATAAAAACCCAATTAACGAATGAAGATAAACGGCCTTAATAATTGGGTTGCCCGTCGATTTGAAGTGAGTCGGCGCGGCGACTTAATGGTATGCGGTGACTGATTAAGTGCAAGGCAAATATTTGTCATATATTGTTAATTGGATTGATGTAATTTATTCTTCGCCGGTATTCCGAATTGGCATGTAAGCAGTGGATATTTTCGCTTTGATAAATTTACTTAAGTTATTTTCAATGTGGCGGAATGTTCATATATTCGGAATATTAGGTGCTCGTCGCATTTCCACGGCCGCTGCTCTAAGTCGCCATGGCACCGGCCGGACACTCCTAAGACTAGATGCCCAGGTGTGCGCCGGCGACCTGCCGAGCATCAAGCGCGCGGTCTATCGCACCGACCAATCGGCCTAATCCAAACCTACCTGCGGTCGGGGTCTACTGAAATCTTGGTAGCATCCGTACTCCGACCTTACTGAGAGGAGGTATCGGTGCGAAGAAGAATCCTGATACAGGGTGACAAAACGACCGTAGGCGGCGTCGTGCTGGACGGAGTGCAATCCGGCTTCAATGGCAGTATCCCGATTGCATTCCACGGCTCTGCAATATGGTGCCCGGTCTGCAAGACGAACGGCCGTTTGGTGAACGACGGTCCACGGCGGCCCATGTCGTTTAACGGAGTTCAGGTCGCGCTCGAAAACGACCTATGCGTGTGCAAATGCACGCCACCGCCGCGGCTGATCGCGTCTACCGACAATATGTCGATGAGCTTCGAAGCGAACGAGCTATCGTCGATGGGCTACCAAGCCGACGGCTCGTCGATTGGTGCAAGCGCCCTATCTGCGGTCGCTGGGCTCGGCGGCGCAGCCGCTGTCGCCTTCGTCTCGATGCAGGACAGTGTGCCCAATCAGGCGCAGAGCTTCGCCGGCAGCTCTACGCCGCTCAGCGGTGCGCAACCATACGAGTACTCCGACGGCACGCCGGCTGACGCGATCGACGTCGCCGGCATTTCGCTTTCGCCTGAGCAGCAGGAAAGATGCATGATGCAATGGGAGAAGGACCAAGACGATTGCCGGACCTTCGGCAAGATGATGGGAGGCTCACGCGGCGTCGCAATGTGCATCGACAAAGCCCGCCTTCGCTATAACCTCTGCATGGGATACACGAGACCGATATGAGCATCAACCGACAACCAAGCGCCGTCGTCGTGCGCTACGACGCGGAAGCCAAGACCCTCATTTGCAACGTCGTACCCGAGGCGCGGGTCGCGCCAGTCACCGAAGGGCAACTTGATATCCCGGTGCTACTGGAGGAGTTCAATTTCAAGGTCGATGACGAGTTCGCGCGTCGCTTCGGTGGCGCGATCCTGAGCGTGCTCGCGCAGTACAAGCCCGAGCTTGCGCCGTACATCAGCATCACGTCACCGAAGTAGGGGGGCGTGGGCGGTGCGCATAGGGGAAGCCACTGCCCTAAGTCGTCCTGGCGACGGTTGCACGCTCCTGACGCTAGACGCTCATTTGTCACAGCTTTTGCACCTGCAGGAGCAACAGGATTTCCGTGCGACTGCCGCCGCTCGAATGCCCCCTCATCCATGACGGCAGAAACGACAGACCCGAATCAAGGTGATTGGTCTTTTCCTGCGTCAAACCACCGATGAGTACAGCGTCTCCATCTTCGACACTGAACGACGATTCGAGCTTGCGCGTATTCTTCGTAGGCGAGTTGTTGACGCCGGTCGTTGTGCGCACGAAGTCACTGATCTCCTCGACGACGGTCAGATCAATCGCTCCCGCCTTAACAGTCGGCTGGACCTGAAAGATCACGCCCGCATCCTGATACTGCACGCTCTGCACTGGCGCACCCGATGTGCTTGGATAGGAAACGGACCCGACGACCGGCACGGATTGACCGACATTTAGCCTTGCCAACTGGCCGGACCGAACCCGCAGATTCGGCGAGGTGACGACCTTGAATCGGGAATCGCTGTTCAAGGCCGATATGGCGGCTTCAAATCCACCGGCATGCAGCCGAATCGCATTCGCGTCACTGCCGACAGTTCCAGACCCGATCGACGCCCCAACGCGCCCACCCAGCAGGCTCAACGCCAACTGGAACGCCGAATTGTTGTCCTCCTGCTTGCTGACTTCATACACCCACGCACGCACCGCAACTTGACCGGCCGGCGTATCGACTTGCGGAAGCAGCTTTTTCAGTGCGGCTATCTCGCGTGCGGAGCCGATGAACACAAGCGTATCGGTTTCCTGATCCAGCATCGCCGCCGCAGACGTAGGCGACGAACCTGCACGCATCCGGCCATCGGCCGATGTAGCGATATCACGATTGGTTGTGAACTTCCCCGCAAACAACGGCTGAACAAGACGAGAGAGGTAATCCGCATCGCGATAGCGCGGCCGGTATACGTAGTTATCCTGAACCTCACTTGGTGCCGCGTCACGCTTCGAAACGTAATCCACCCCGTCACGCGTATCCAGTGCAAAGCCAAGCGATGCGAGGAAGCCCCGCATGAAGTCGCGCATATCGCCGTCACGCTTATCAAATCGGAACGACACCGGTCGTTGATCCGCGAGCACTTCCGGCGCAATCACGTATGGCACCTTGAGCATATCGGCATAGACCAGATCGACCACCTGTGCGAGCGGCACGAATCGCAAATCGATGCGTGTCCCTAAAACTGGCGGAAGCGCCGATAGCGCAACCGGGGCAGGGGCCGCGTTCGGCGGTACGAATGCCGCCCCTGAGGGCCCGACTGCTCCGGGCGGCAGCGGCGGCAATGTCGGCACTGGGGGAACCACCTGCGCCGCGTGCGCGATGGATGCAGCGAGGAGCAAGAGCATCGCAATCCTTTTCATCGGCCGCCCCCTGCTGGGAGCGCGGCCCCCGGCGCTCCAGACCACGTTGTAACGTCCTGACCGTCGATCTTCCCGACTCGTACAATCCCATCATTTACAAACATCGACGGCGACTCAATACGCAGCCGGCCCGAGCCAATAAGGACCACCCATTCAAGATCACCCGCGCGATACGAACCCGCGATTCGCCACGTATCCGACACCTTACTCGATGCAGGTGCAGCCTCTCCGGTGGGACCGACGGCATTTCCCGGCGCCCTCGGCGTAGTGTCAAACTGGGGTGGGGGCGGTGCATGTGAAACATCCACCTTTGGCGCTGGATGAAAGAAACGCCACGCACCCCAAGCACCAACCATCATGCATACGGCAACGCCGCCAACGATCCCCCAGAGCGTCTTATTTGCCAACACGTTCTGTCGCTTGTCGATCGTTGCCTCAGATCCGGAGCCACCCACGTAGCTGCTATAGAGCGGGAAGATTTCTGACTTGTACGTTCGCACGAACGTTCCGACTCGCGTTTTCAGCGTTTGCTTGCCGCCCTCGTACATCTCTACACGGTACTTCTTCGATAGGCCCAAGCTCTTGAGCTTGACCATGACGAACGAGAGTTCCAGCACGCCGCGAACAGATCGATGCAGGTCGGCGATATTCTGGATCATCAAGGTAACGTCGCACGAAACGCCAGTATCAGCGCTGACGAAGTGTCGATGCATGCGAAAGAAATTCATGTGCTCAGGCGTGACTTTCATTCCCACAGCCCACAGCTTCCACGCCTCATCGATCACAAGGAAGTCTCCCGGTTGCACGAAGCCCGGTGTTACGACCGCGCCATCAGGGCTTTCATCCTCGGTCGGGAAGAAGCGCTCGCTCAAAAGATCGGTAGTCCGAACATGAACGATAGCACCCAGCCTGTCTGGCACAGCGTTTCGCTTCTCAACTAGATAGGCATGCACGCGCTCCTCGTTGATGCCGTCGATGTTCGTTACGACGCGCCGACCGGCCGCGACTGCATCCAGAAGCGGGCCGGCCACAACTTCATACGACTTGCCGGACCCCATGACCCCACAATATGCATTGATTGCCATGTATCACCCGATTACCGGAATGCGACGAATGATGAAGCGCGTCGCGAAAGCCGCGATGATTAGCTGTGCGCCGAAACTGAACGCACATAGATCGAGGAAGTACCAAACATCCGCACCGATTCCACCAAATGCCCCCGAGAGCGATGCAGCCGTCGGCAACAGCCCCGACGACTGAAGTACAGCGATAAACTCGGTCGTGATGAAGTACATCACGAAGTAAGCGAAGAACTTCGCGATGACTGACCGCACTACGAACCCGAGAAGCAGGTTCACCGCAGACGCAAGCAATGCCCACATAGTTGCCCCCTTATGCCGCCAACACGATAAACAGCGCGCCGAGAACAAACACGGCAACGAACACCGCATGTATTTGCGGTCTGAACTTTTCAGCAAGATCGCAATGCGAAGTAACAGTGATCTGCTGACCGAACAGCGTTATTGATGGCCGAGGGCATTCGGCGTTGTGTGTCGGAACTTCGAAGCTACGCAGATCGGGAAACAGCCGAAGCAATGGCCGCAGAATCATTTCTGCCGTCGGCGTATCTTCAAGCGATGGCGCACCAATGCCCGGATCGGGACCGACATCGACGCCCACGCGATTTATCACATTCACGCTTGGAACATTTACGACGTTCACGTTCTGCGCGATGCTCGGGTCGGGATTCGGATTCGGATTCGGATTCGGATTCGGATTCGGGTTGGGGTTGGGGTTGGGGTTGGGGTTTGGATTCGGGTTTGGATTCGGGTTGGGATCAGGATTCGGGTTGGGGTTTGGATTGGGGTTCGGACTTGGATCAGGATTCGGAAGGGGAACCGGCTCAGGATTGGGAACCGGAGTCGGAATCGGAGTCGGGACCGGAATTGGGTACGGTGCTGGATTGGGGTTCGGCTGTACATCGGGCGACACCACGACACCTGTTCCAGGCGTAGCAGGCCGAGACAGCAAATCGCCGAGAGTCGGCCTACGGGCGAACGGATCAGACTTGTAGTATTCCTCAACGTCATCCTGCGTAACCGGCGAATTCGGAGAATAGGGCAGGCCGTGATAACCCGGTTGCGCCGCTGCGCGCTTCCATGTCTCATCAACCAATCTCGCGACCGTCTGCGACGGAACTGTTGCCCTCGCCGCCGCAGGCGAAATGTTCTTCGCGATCTCGGAAAGGTCTCCGCTAGCCAATGCTACGACATCCTGATCAAACGTCCATGGGACAGCACGATTAATACTGGTCCTTTCCGTAGAGCACATTTCCATTTGCGGATCACCACTCCGGCATTGAAACGTGACGCGGGAAACGGTCTTGGTATACAAGTACCACGGACCGTTGTAATTGGGAGGTTCCTTGGCGAAGTAGGTGACACTCGACAACACTTCACTCTTCTTACCATCACTCACAAAATCATGAGCTGTGTACCATGCGCGGTATGCGTTGTAGCGCGAAACTTGCTCGAGCGTATCTGCATAAAGGTCCGTCCATCCATTTCGGAGAATGAAAGCTCCATCCGCACTCGCATTCGGATATGGGTACCTGCCACATTCAGCGCTGAGGTCGCACGTCGTATTCTTGAATACTCGGATGCCGAACGCGCGTGCACGAGAGTCGGGGGATTCCGGCGCGTTCGGTTTTACTGGTATCGGGCCCGGATCTGGATACGGAACCGGAGCAGACTCAGCAACTCGATTGAGAGAGACACTCTTGCCGTCGGGGCTAATCGCCACCTTGAAATTGGTGAGCCCCGATTTCATCGTGAGGGCAGCGCCTGCCGCCATAATACCGAGGCCCGCTAAGACCGTGAGCCATACTGGGGCACCGGCGATAGCCATAACGGCCCCCACCCCCGTCGCAGCGATACTGGCCACCGACGAGACGGAACCCATGCCTGTGAGCGTCGCGGCGATTCGCGGGTCGTTTGCCGCGAATCCTCGCTGAATCGCGACTCGCGTCAGGATTGCAGCCTCAACGCGGTTGATTACGAAATTCTCGATAGGCAAGAGAGCGGCCTGTGCGTGTGCTTGCTGGTTGCAAACCATTGCAAATGCCGCGAACAACGCTATCCATGCGTTCTTAATCTTCATCCTTGCATCCCCTGAATGACGGCCCAAGCTGACAGGAGGCCCCATGCGAACATCACCAGATACCACGCCTCTACATTGGTCATGTCTGTTTCGACCCATCAAAAAAGAGGGGGCGCTAGGCCCCCTCAACACTCACCCCGTAACGCGGGCTAACTTAAGCGCCGCGCACCATGCCGATAACGATCTTTGCACCCTTGATCGCCATGTACAGACCGGCGAGCAGCGCTGCAATCGACAGGACGGCCGCCGTGGTCGTCGCGAAATCGATCTTCGCCAGCATCGGGCCATAGTCGACGCCACCACCTTCCGCGTGAGCGAGAACCGGCAGGGTAGCGACGCCACCGAGAATCGAACGCACGGACAGCGCCTTGAGAGCTTGCAACTTCGTTTTCATACGTACACTCCAAAAAAGACCGGGAAGCGCCCGGCACGCGTTTCTACGCCCGTCGAACCATTTCAACGACCGCACCTATTCCACGGCATACGAAGTACAGACCTACGACCGAAGTGAATGCAGTGCCCCAGAATCCGGCCGCCTGACCGTAATCAAAGGGCCGCACTGCCGCATCGATGTATCCGGCGCTTGCCGAATCGAGCACGTATGCTTGTACTGCCTGCACATGGAAAAACTGTTCGTTACTGGGCGGGCACACTGCTTGATCAGTCGTGCTTGCCTGATCGGCCGACGAAACCGGCGCACAAATCAGGACATAACGTGTCGTGCCCGCAGCCATCCTGTTCACACTCCCTATTTGAAGAAGATCAGCGCGACAACATCGAAAGCGCCGTCGCAGTGATCGACACCCGCCTCATGCGCTTCGCCGATATCCTCGAATCCGCCAGCATCACGAAGGCGTTCGGTCCGACCCACATCCCCGGAATCTGGCCGAAGGAAGCCGCCGGAAACAAGGTCCTGCACCACGTACACGACCCTGCCTTCCATGATCAACTCGCCTTTGCCGGCCGTGACATTTCCAACGGCTTCAGCGAGTGCATCACGGTTTTCTGCGTCTTCCCGTTCGTCACGAGTTCCAGATCCGCAGCAGCCTCGAAGGGGAAGGGCAGGTGCTTGTACTTGTCGAACTCGGCGGACGTGCCGAGCGTAAATTCAGCGACAGCGAAGCCTTTAGCCGTGCCCTTCGAATCATCGAGCGGGGTTTCCGTATAGACCTTCGTGCTATCGAACGTCTGCCCGTTATCCATCGTGCCCTTGCTCGACTTCATCCCCAACACCTTCACATTGCTCGTGAATCGCATGATTCGTTTCCTGTCGTAGCGGCTGGTACAAAGACCGTGTCCTCTGTCCAGCCATCGCCAGAGGGGTCTAAATCGTTGAATGCTTGCTCACACGGCTGGGCGTGCAGAGGCATTGCGCAGGTCTCGAAATCAGGCACCTTGAGCCGTTCCGGCCACTCGCCCGACTGGTTCGTGATCGCGTCAAGAAAATCCTCATCGCCCAGGAGATTCCGAAGCACGAATGCATACTTGCCGTAGCTCGTGCGGATGTTCCGCAGGCTGGCATCGACGTTGATTTCCGCCGCCTTGCGCTTGATCTCGATCTTTTCTGGCGTGCGTGCTGCATCGAGGAGACGAAGGCACGGATACGCGCCTACGAAGTAGCTGGACGGGTCGAGCAGCACGTCGAGCGGAATGACGCGCTTGTTGTTGCGAAACTCGACCTCAATACGCAGCCATTCCGATTCCGCGTCGCCTTGCTCGCGCCCTTTCTCGTATGCACGGCAGAGCTTCCCGTTCCGACGCAGGCCGATGTACACGCTGCGACCCTTGCCGTTCGGTTTTTTCCAATCGCCCTTGTACTCATGGTGCGGGGCGTTCACGGAGCAGGTGAACAGACCATCGTCGTACCAGCCATCAACCTGATCGACCGTGTATTCCCCGTCCATGCAGTCGTGCGCAAGGTCCACCCGCGTGATCGTCGGTCGTTTGGCCGTGTCAACAAGGAAGTCATGCAAGCGGGATTCCCACCCGGCTTTAGCTGCGATGCAGCCTTGGCCGTTCAGGTTGATGAGCATCGTTCCGCGCTGGCTGGCGCCACCGAAGGCGACATGTCCATAGTTGTCACCCAGCTCCCACGCGTTCGTGTAGAAGTCGCGGCTCTTTTTCAGGTCGCGTGTGATGCCGAAGCCAAAGATTTCCGTCAGGTGCTTGCTCGCCTCGAAGACGAACGCCTCATCGGCAACAAGCTGAATGCCCGCCGTCCGGTTCCATGTTTCCTCACCCACCGTGAAGCGCAGCGTATCGACCATCGCAATCTGTTCGTTGACCGGCCGACGCACCAGAACCGTTTTCAGTTCGCCTGTGTCCGTCATGACCATTTGCAGTTCCTGCACTGTCGCGATGGCCGGCCTTTCCGTTCCCCCCTGTTAGTCCGGGGGGGGCAAAAAGCAGCGGCCCCGCCGCTGCTGTCCTCGCTGCCGCTGCGGGCAGGAGCGGCGGGGCCGCTGCACGGGGCGGATTTAGGAGTACGAATCGCACCCGACTGAACTGCCGCTTTGAGCTTGCCCATGTCTAGAACTCAGCCGAGATTGGTTTGGGAGGGGAGGCGGCCGCAGACGCCGCAACCGCGCGAGGGCGCACCGCACCACTCGCAGGAGTTTTCGTTACACGTAACGGGAATGAGGCGACGGCGAGCGCGGAAGTCAGCCACGCGCTGCGCACTGGTCATCGCATTAGTCTTTGCCAGACGGCTTGGACGGTTCCCGAACATGTCGGCCGTCCGCTTATCAACCGCTTGCTTCGCCATTACCACGCCCCCGCGATGCCGCCGAGCCCTTGAATTTGTTCGCGAAGACGATCTTCGATCAACACCGCGCCGAGATGGCATTCCGCATCGACGCATTTCTGCCTACCCGCCAAGAACATAAGGAAGTGCCCCCGCAGGCTTACGGCACGATCGTACGCTTGGCGCTCAGTAGCGGAACCTTGCTGAATCTCCATCGAAGCCCCCGTATTTCTGTTGACAACCGTTCGAATCGCCGCCGAGCTAAGGGCCCGCCGCCACACAAAAAGGCGGGGGTAGTGGGGTACCCCCGCAAAACAGCCGTGCATCCGAGGCCGTGACCGCACGGCTGGTACTGCTCTACGCCGCCACACCGGCTTGTACCCAGTGGGTTTACCTTTCCGGCCAAGCTGCTAGACTTCTGCCCGTGACGGTTGGGAAAAAATTTTCCCAACCGTGCAAACGAGACGAATTATTTGGACGTTTGGGAAAATTGTCAAGGATATCCGTATGACGATTGGCGAACTACTCGACGCTGCGAAGCGAAAGCAGGGGTCACTTGGCGCGGTTGCCGAGCACATGGGCATTGAGCAATCGCGCCTCTCCAAGTGGCGAGTCGGCGACCGCAAGCCGGACGCGGGCGAAATCCTGCTGCTTGCTGAACTGGCCGGATTGCCGCTGTTCGAAACGCTCGCGGAGATCGAGCAGGAGATTGACGCAAAGCACGCGTCGGCGTGGGCGCGTGCATTGGGAAACCTCCGCGCGGCGGGGATCGCCGCGTCCGTGACACTCGCACTCGGGACCTCTTTGATGACCTCGAATGACGCAAAGGCGGCCGTCGATCATTCGGGCAAAGCGGTTCGAAATGCACCGGTTTTGGACAGGCGCATTTGA